CACCGGGAACCAGGCCGAACCAGGCCATGAACGGCTGGCCCTTGACGTACGACATGTCGCCCCGGACCCGTTCCTTCGGGATCTCGAGGATCTCCATGATCAGCTCTCGGGCGGCCAGCTCGACTGAGGGGAATGGTGTGACGCTCACCGCTTGACTGCCTCTCCGTGCTTGAAGTCGCCGAACTTGCCTCCGGCTGCAGCCAGTGTACGGTACCGGGTCTCGCCATTGGTCCCGAACTCGGCGCGCTCGACGCCGTCGCCACGGCCCTCGACGAGGACCCGGACGCGGATGTTCCCGGCCACCTTGGCGAAGCCAGCTACGCGCTTGACCTTGTAGGTGGCACCGGCGTGCTCGCTGTCTGAGGTCGGCGGGGGCTGGGTCGCGGTCGCGGTCTTCGCGATGTCGCCAGCTACCTCGGCCGTGACGTCGCGCATCTGGTCGGACTTCATGAACGCGCCGAACGACCGGTGGTTGGGGACGTAGCGGGTGCGCTCGCCCTTACGCATCCTGGGGGTGCCCAGGATCGGCTTCTCGATCCCTTCCCAGGCCATCAGGAGCCCACCTTCTTGAGGTACAGGATCGTGGCCTTGCCCTTCCCCCGCTTGTTCTTGTAGTCGCCCGGCTCGCCGTCGACGTCCCAGACGTCACCCTCGGGGGTGCGGACCTGATCGGTGGCGGTGATGTCGGCCGCGAAGGGGGCGACGACCATGCGGCCCTCGACGATGACCCAGCCACGGTCCTGCTCGAACGAGGTCCGGGGCAGGATGGCGCAGCCCTCGACGGCGTGCTCGGGGGGCTCGCCAGCAGGGGCGGTGTCGAACCGGTCGACCTGCGGGGCGCGGATGACGGTGATGGTCTCGGAGCCGGGGTTCTTAGCCACGTTTACACGCTCACTCGTCGTAGTTCGCGTCGTCCCCAGGGTCGCCAGGGTTGAAGAGCGGGATCTTCCACTCGCGCGGGTCCGCGCTGGTCTCGAGGTTGATCTGCTGGTTGTCGCCCACGTACAGCGGCGAGGTCTGCTGCAGGACGGCCTCCTCGCCACGGGTGGTGGCGATCGTGAAGACCTGACCGGCGCCCTCGGTCGGGTCGGGGTCTCCGTCGAGGTTGTACTTCGCCAGGGTGGCCCGCTCGGAGTCCGTGAACTCCATGAACAGGGCCTGGGTGTCGGCGACGCGGTCCCCGCCAAGCGGGCCCACGGAGCCTTCCTGGATGACGCGGCCAGGGTTCTCGTACGAGCGCTTCGCGACCTGCAGGACAACCATCTGGACGTCGATGGGGGCCTGGTCCGGCCCAGCGACCAGGGTCCACTCCTCGATGACGTCGCCCTCGGCAGTGACCTTGGTTCCGTCGTGGCCGCCGATGAAGCAGGCGAGGGCAGACAGCTTGGCGATCATGTCGACCGCGAACGGGTCGGCGGCGACCTCTGCGGGGTCCTCTTGGGTCCACTTCGCGAGGGTTGCAGTCGTCAGGAGATCAGCCATGAGCCTAGTGTACCGCCTCTCTGGTGCGGAGACCTAACAGCGAGCACACCGGACGCCCGATGCCTGTGTCTTGGCCCGTCGGCCGCAGGGTTCCTGGTCTGCCTCCGGTACTACGAGCCCTTGTTCCCTTGGGCCCAGAGTACCACCGGTGGAGCAGGCGGGAATCGAACCCGCGTCCAGCCGGGTCCGCGTGCGGTCTTCCCGGTGTCGACACCTTACTGCCCCTCGAGAGACTGCGCCCCCTGGCACCCGCTGCAGACGAGTGTGGATCCAGAAAACCGCAGCCGCTCGCGGGTCGCCCAGGGATCGAACCTGGCAAGGCCGGTTTTGGAGACCGGCCCCCGCACCGAGCGGGCAGCCCCAACAGGTGCTCTGCCACTGAGCTACCGACCCTACTGGGCCGGGCCGGAATCGAACCGGCGACCTCCTGCCTGATGGCGCTCTACCCCTGAGCTACACCCCCGTAGGGTGGCCGGACTCGAACCGACGCATCTCCATCCGTGACCAATCAGGGACTCGAACCCCGGACGACGTGGATTAAGAATCCACCGCTCTGCCAACTGAGCTAATCGGTCAGGTGCCACCATAGGTCCGACGGGATCCAACGACGAAGTCGGGGAGCTCTCCCAACAGGGAGCCAGGTGGCCCGACTCCCCTCCTCGCTGGCCGCCCAGGGGTCGAACCTGGAACCACCCGATTAACAGCCGGGCGCTCTGCCAGTTGAGCTAGCAGCCAATGCGAGACGACACGAAGGCTGTCCGGTGTCTGCGCTCCCCCAGACCTGGGGATCCGTTATACACCCTCGTGCCGTCAAGAAGAGATCCCCGCCAGCCCGGTAGGTTTCTAGCCGGACCCGGCTGGTAGTTGACCCCCTCCGAAGGGGGCTTTCGGCGAACTCTCAGACCCCAAGATACACGAAACCCCCCAGCCTCGCAAGAGGCTAGGGGGCTCCGATCAGATCTGGCTCAGATCACGGGGTCAGGACCGAGGCGGTCCCGGTGAACGTGAGCTTGACGATCCGGACGTTCTTCCGAGTGCCCACGGCCACCGGCACGACATCGCTGCCGTCGGCGTTCCGCATGACCTCGAGCTCGTCGGCGTCGAACTCGCCCTCTTCGACGATCCAGTTGCCGTCAGCGTCCCGCTCGTCGCGGATCTCGTTGACACCGATGAAGGTGCTGACGATGCTCCGGTCGCGCAGGTAGTTGGCGTCGTAGTCCTGGATCCAGCGCACGGCCACGCCGCGCTTGCTGAGGCCCGAGTTGCCGGTCACGGCGCCACGGGGGACGTCGGGAGCAGCGTTCGCGAGCACGAAGGACGTGCCGTGGAGGTAGAAGCCCTCGTTCGGCAGGAGCCCGTTGTGCTCCACGACCGGCGAGCCGGACAGCGAGCCGATGACGGCGTCACGCAGGGCCGGGGTACCGGCCAGGCCGACGCTGTCGTACTTCGACAGGCGGTCGCTCGCACGGAAGTGCGCGGCGATGTTGTTGCCCACGACGAAGACGCGGCCGGAGTACGGCGCGACCTTCTCGCTGTCCATGAGGCGCTTGGCCTCGACGGCGACAAGGTGCGGGTCCTCGGTCTCGTCGAAGGAGATGCTGTGCTTGATCGCGGTCGTGGACCGGATCGCCGTCAGCGCCTTCTTCTCGACACGCTCCACCACGGCGGTGACCTGGGGGGCCAGGACGTCCGTCGCGAAGGTGATGTCGTCGAGGGTGAAGTGCTCGTCTTCCAGGCCGGTCGCCGACACGACGTGCGTGTTCAGGCGGACGGGGATGTTCCCGCCGGTCTGGTAGATGTCGTCCAGCACGATCGGGCCGGTGCGACCACGGAAGTCGTAGTCACGCGCGGTGGCGATCGAGCCGTCCTTGAGCTTGAAGTTCACGGTGTCGTTGCGGGCCCCGGTGAACCGCTCCTTGCCGACGATCGTCAGCAGGAGGGGCAGCACGAGCTGCTTCTCCACCAGCGGCAGGGCGAACTGCGCCTGCTTCTTGGCCTTGACCTTCTGTACTGCCACGATTCCTCCCAAGGTAGCGATGTTCTGGGTTGGCTCCCTCGGGAGCGCTTAGTAGCAAGGATACACACGCGGCGGGGCGAAGTGTGCAGACCGGGCGAAACAAAGTCAACCCCCTGTCCAGGATGTGGACGCAGAGAGGCCCCCGTCGCGATGACGGGGGCCTCTCAGATGGCGGTGCTGGGGTCAGCCGAAGGGGCCGTTCCCAACGATGTCGTCGGCGACCGAGTCGAAGTCGATCTCCTCCGAGCCATTCTTGCCGGACTTGTCGGCCGGGTTCTTGAGGCGGCTCCGGGGAGTGGTCCGAACGGTCGGCTCCTCCTCCTCCTCCTCGTCCTCGTCGCCGGGCTCGTCGGACAGGCCGAAGTCGGCCTTGACGTCCTCGAGGCTCTTCTCGAGCTCCTCGCGGGTCTCGCCCTGGACGTACTTGGCGTACTTCGGGTCGAGGTCACCCAGGACGTCGGAGCGCAGGTCGGCCTGCTCCTTGTCGGAGACCAGCTTGTCGCGCTCGGCGGT